CCTACGTCAATTTTGAATACACGACGTTCTGGAGAACGAACAATACGATAAGCCATCATCGCATCCTCTAATAGAGTAAGTTGTCTCCAAATGCGTCTGGCTGGCTCTAGAACGCTAGTGCCGTATGAATTATATTTATCATTGCCTAGAATTCTAAAATGTCCAATTTGCCAGTTTTCAAAAGTCATCCCTGCACTATTCCATTGATACTGGATATAGTTTGGGTTTGTTTCGTCTTCACCTTCCAATCTTTCTACTTCGTGCCCTGGAAGACCAATGACGTTCTTGATTCCTATTTTTTCATCAATATCTAGGTACAAAAAGAAATCGCCGTATTTACACATGCTACGACACCAACCAAAAAGATTGAATTCCACATTAAGAATTTTAAAGTAAAGATTGTTTAGAATTTCTTTTATTTCTTCGTTTGGAGATTCAACAACCATCATACTTTCTAATGTAGAGGAGGTTGTCATTTCATCTGCATAAATATCAAGAGCAGAAGCAATCTCTGGAGTATATTCCATTTGATCAAACTCAGAGTATCTTTCGCCCCTGTTATAATTTGATGCCATTGCTGTATTGATTGATTCAAAAGGATTGTATTGGCTTTTTTTGAATTCTTTACCACTTGCTGATTTAAAGCGAGTGGCGTATTTATCTAATGAAGCCCTTCTCTCTTTGCGATAGATTTGTGTCCTTCTGTTGATGAGAGGACCAGATAATAATTTTGTTAATTGTTTGAATAAAGAACTCTCTGGATTCCTTGGATTGGTTTCTTGATTTTTTTCTTTATTATTCTTTTCAGCCATTTATTTATCCTTTATATAGCCAAAAAAATTCTTCCATTTCTTTTTTGGCTTTATTTGCTTTTTGTTGAGATTGTTCGGCAAATGGATCGTAATTTTTATTGTATCCTACCATACCAGGAACCGCTGTGTTAATTTGCGTATTTGCCTTTAGCATTGAATTTAAAATTGCATTTGTATAAGCATTTTCTCGCTTATTTACACCAAGAGCAACATCCTTAACCCAACAACCGATAGAAAGAGACATAACTAAATCATCATTATATCCACGCATTGCTTCAGGTTTTCCATTGTTCCAAACAAATGTTTGCAATTCTCTCAATATTCTTGGAGAATTTATCTTAACAATTTTATTTCTTATGAACTCTTCCATTTTTGCTATAATTAGAGGTCTTGTTTTTGTTGTTGTAGAAAATCCTGGTACCACACTCTCTGTATACTCTGCTGTGTAGTGGTCTACGAATTCATGTGAACCTTTAGTAGAATAATAAAGATTTGGATACTCTAGTGTTTGTAATTTATCTAATACGTTGAACCCAACATTATTATTTTCTACTACAAGTAGAGCATCTCCGTATTCTTTTCCTACGGAATTTAGCATCATGGCAAACATGTCATGATTTGGTTTCCCTTGATACTCTGCTACTTGCTCAAAGTTATCTAATCTAAAAACATGAAACACGGAACTATCTGCTCCATCACCACGAGAAACATCAGCACTAACTAAATAACCAACGCCTGCTTTAGGTTCTTCCCAAATCCAATAATTTCTATCAAAGCCTGTTCTGTGGTTTGGATCTCTTACACTTTCTGTTAGGATCGCCATGTCATCTGGAGAAACAACTGTTTCACCGGACATATTAAACGAGCATTCAAATTCTTGAGCAACTTCTCTTTTGCTCATGTTTTTTGTTTGTTCTCTAAACCATTCTTCTCCTCTATCTGGATGAACATTCCAAGGAAGGTTTATTGCATTAAATAAGTTTGATTCTGCTTCTGCGTCTGTATAAGTTTTGTAAAACCAATTACCTACACCATTTGGCGTAGAAAGAGCAATACAGCGACCACCAGTTGTAATCGTTGGTAAGATACCTGTCCATAGTTCTTCCATACCTTCGACGAATGCTGCCTCATCAACAATAAGAAGAGATAAAGATTCAGAACGACCAGCGTCTTTTGCTGATGTGGTTGAAGCATTAATTTTGGAACCATTATTGAGTTCAAATGAACTTTGGTTATCAATAACTATGTCTGCT